CCGCGTATACTGCCCCCGAATACTATCACACGGTACTGCCCAGACTCAACAGCCTCGAGTGCTATGGACTGCCTTTCAAATAATTCGTATTCCATCAATCCTCTTCATCATTCGGGTCGGGCATGCAGTCGATAACATGGCGAATCACCAGCACCAAGCAGTATGCAAGCCCAACCATGAACAGGGTAAACAGCACTCCGATGCCAATTGATTTAAGCATTGCCATCCTCTTTGGTCTTGATAATCACCAACGGCTCGGTAGTCTTGAGCGTGGTCTCATTGGTCTGCTTAGGCTTGCCGTATGCGCGGTCAAGCAGCAACTCGGCGGCGCGGGTATCGCCTTTCGCAGCACGTGCGCGTATTGCTTTCAATATCGCTTCAGCCGCCGTAACGCCATCCTTCTCTTCGCCCAATACATCAGCGAGCAATACGTGAAGCTCTGGTAATTTACGAGGTCTGCCGTTCGGGTTTCCAGTTTGACCTTTCTTGAACTTATGCGGTATAATGTTTTCAGGTTTTGGCATCGCTGTTTTTTCGCTGTATTACTTAAACCATTGATTATAAATTTCAGTTGCTATTTGTGCGGTCATAACAGGAGGCACAGACATGCCAATTAAATACTGTGGATCAATTTTTTTAAAGTTGTAATCCATTGGATAACTTCCAGCTAATTTAAGCTCCGTATTGTTTAAATATTGATTTTTTTCATAATGAAACAAATTGCTTCCACTTGCAATAGTATTTATTACATCATTTTTATTTATTCGTATTGAAGTAAAAAAGTTACCTTTAGGGTGTACGCTTGCTAAACTTTTCCCTTCTTTTGTTAAAATTAAATATTTTAGTATTTCGCCTGTTGCGTTTTTTCTTGATTCATTTACTTCAATTTCTTTAAAACAAATAGCATTTTCATTAAAAAATAAATTTAAAGGTTTAAAGTTTAAATTATTCCTTTGGCAAATAAAAAATACTCGTTCACGTTTTTGTGGTACGCCCATACTCGCAGCATTAAGCAAAAACAACTGCACTTTATATCCGGCTGCTTCAAATTCTTTTTTAATCTTGTGAACGTATGCTTTAGCGTTGCCCTGTATTAATCCTTTTACATTTTCAGCAATTACTACTTTTGGCTGTAACTTTTTAGCAAGTCGTATATAATCAAAAAATAAATCATCAAGACGTTGTTCTGCCTGACCTTCACGAAATACTTTTGTTTTTCCCCAGTCCTTTTCTCTATTGCCAGCCATACTAAATGAACTGCAAGGAGGTGAGCCATCCAAAATATCAAGATTATATAAATCTTCTGGAAAGTCTAATCTATTCGCAAAATCTCGAATATCCTCAACAAATAAATATTTTGGCTTGTGATTAGTTTTATAAACGTCGGCTATTGGCGGGTCTATTTCAACGCCGCCTAAATGCTCAAAGCCAGCTAATTTATAGCCCATAGTTGAGCCACCGCCACAAATAAAAGTGCCGAATACTTTTAAGCCATTGCTTTGTGGATAGCCGTCTTTTAAATACCACTTATATGGAAACCTATGTTTACTCATTGCCTAATAATTTCCAAACAGCTTGCTCAGGTGTTGAAGCTATTTTACTTAATTGTTCCCGAACTATTTGATATTCTTCTTGAGTATATTTTAGCTTAATTATCATTTCTGCATCTAAAGAATCAATATCAATTTCTTCGTTTTTATCTGAATAATCTTGTGTTTCAAAGTTTGCAACATCCACTCCCCACGTATCGAGCTGCTCGGTGTTCCAATCGTTCTGAAGCATAGCCCAATCCCATTCGCCGCCGCTTACGTTATCTTTGATTAAGAACTCGCGCTGCTGCTCTTCGGTTAAGTTATCTGCAATGATTATGGGTATTTCCTTTAATCCGGCTTCCTTGCATGCCTTGAGTCGCATATTGCCACCAAGCACCACCATGTCGGTATTCACTACGATAGGACGAATGGCAAGCATCTCAGGCAAGTCTTTGATTGACTGCACCAACTTAGCAAACTTCTCATCCTTAATCAATCGAGGATTGTTCGGGTTGAGTTTAACTTCTGATATCTTAACTGCTTTTGTTTTCATCGCTTACGTGCTTTGCGGTACTTCTCAGCCTCTGCATAGGCAATGGCTGCCGCTTGACTGGGTGAATATCCCTCGCTGATTAGCTTGCGGATGTTCATGCTGATTATCTCTTGGCTGTCTCCTTGGAATAGTGGCATGTTATGCTGTGGTTAGTTCATTAAACATACGGCCTTCATGCTGCGCGTTAAGGCTGTGTCCGTTGGTAACGAGTTGATTATATTGCCGTGGGTAGATAACGAGGTTATGCAGCTTTCCCGATGCGAATACTTTGCATGTGTAGGCGTTGTTCTTATCGCGGTCCTCGGTTGGCAATATAACCCCGAACTTATACTCAGGTTCATCGGTTGGGAGTATCAGCTTATTGACCTCTGCAAAGCCTTTCAAATCCTTTTCAGTAAATGCCACGGCTATATCGTACTCCAAGCTCGGATGCGTAAGGTAGCCGAAATAATGCGGCTTGCCGTTCACCTCTGAATCTATTAATACTCCGGCCCTTAGTCTGCGTGTCATAGGTTGTATGTATCAATTCGTTTCTTAACCATTTCAATGAATTTCTCCATCATTGCCGCGTAGAAGCTGTTGAAGTCCTTATGACCTTCGGGCGCGTGTTCAAATAGCACGTAGAGCGTTGAGCGTAACCGCTGGCTCGGTGTCTTACTTCCAAGCTCTGCGGCATCGAGCTTCAGGTTGTTGAGTAGCTGTTCATCGTTGTAATTGAACTGCTCGCCTTTGAATGCCATCACACCCACTCCGCCCATCCACTGGTTGAAGAGTACGCTCGTTTGTTCGGGTGTAAGCTCCTGCGTACCGATTGTAACCTTAATCGTTTTATCGCGGCGCGTTGCTACCGATTCAATGGCGCATGGTATGGTTAAGAGCTTAGCATCCATAGTCAGGCATATTGTGCTTAGGTTCGTGATTGCGGTTAGTCTTTAATCCATCCATGTAATCGTACACCATACGGCGAATCGCTGACTTATGCGATTCAGGAACGCGGAATGTAATGTTAACCGTTGGCTCGCCATATAGCGGCTTGGCCCCAGCTCCCTCGCGGTAGCCCCCTCTCCCTGTCTTTATGTTTTCACTTGACTCCATTGATTTTTGCAAAGATAAGTATTTATTTGATTGTGTGGTGCATTTCAATGCCGTTTTTTTTCAGAAGCATAAGCCACTCATAACAGCGTTTGAGGTACACCTTGCGTACGAATGAGCCATCAGGCGCGTGTTTCAAGTAGGATGCATAACTTCGATGCGTTCGCGTGGTGCTATGGTATGTTACGCATCCATCTTTTATCGTTGCCTCGCTCGGCTGGTAGTTATTCATGCGCTCGATTAGTTGCTCTTCGACGGTCATTCTCTATTTTTAAACTTTCTTAAAAATTTTTCCATTTCGTCTTTTATATCTTGAGCGGTAATATTTGTATTTTTTATATCTATGCCATCTGTATAAATGCCATCAAACCATGATATAGAGTTAACTATCTCAAAACCTAAGCTTTCGTCATCAGTTATTGATACAAATGCAATAATAGATTTATTTATATCAGCTTTAACCCAAGCATATTTATAATCATTAAAACATTGAACGTTTACCCAGCCTTTATTTTCAAAATAATTACATACTACTTCAATAGGGTAATTAATAAATTCATCTAAATTAAAAAGCCCGTGTTGTAAATTATCTTCCATTAGAACGGATTAAAATCAAAAGTTTCATTCGGCTGCATTGCTTTTGGCTCGAGCTCAACCGGAAGGAATGTGCTGCCACCACTCGAGCCAGTATCGTGAAAGCTCGTGAGCGTGCTGTTATGCTTAAAGCGTACCTCACCGGTTGAACCTTGCCGGTGCTTCTCGAATAAATAAAATACATCGGAGCTATAGGGATTGCCAGCTTCATCGTTCAATCCGTAGTATTCAGGTCGATATACGAACATAACCGTGTCGGCATCCTGTTCGATACTGCCCGATTCGCGAAGGTCTGAAAGTATCGGTCTTTTATCAGCACGTTGCTCGACCTGCCTGCTTAACTGAGCAAGTGCGATTATTGGAATGTTTAACTCTTTTTGTGCGGCTTTCAACGTGCGGCTTATCTCTGCAACCTCAGCCTCGCGATTACCGCCTCTGAAGCCCTCGATTGTCATCAGCTGAAGGTAGTCAATGATTGCCCACTTGCAATTATTCTTTCGAGCTTCACGCCTCATTATGCGTATTGCCTCATGCACACCACATCGCGGCTTATCGTAGATCGTGATGGGTAGCTTCTCAACTAACCCGATTGTGGTTTCAAATGCGTGTAGCTCGGGCTGCGATAGGTTGCCATCGCGTAGGCGTGCGCTGTTTATTGAATCGTTTGCGTGTTGAAGTATTAGCCGCTGACATAGCTGGCTTTGATTCATCTCGAGGTTGAAATATATGCCCGGCTCATTGAACTGGCAGGCGTGGTATAGTGCGAGGGCGGTTTTACCCATTGATGGGCGGCCTGCAATGATTATAAGCTCGGGATGGAAGCCACCAGTGAATCTGTTAAGTGCTGCGATGCCGGTATTGAGCCCGCTCGTTTTACCGCTTTGATGTAACGCAGCGCGGCGGTAGTATGCCTGCCGCTCTTCGCTTGTTAGCTGTGGCGTTGTAATGATGTTATCGGTAGGGCTGCCATTCTCAATGAGGGTATTGAGGCGCTTGATGATGTTTACCGCTGTTTCGCTTCCGCTCGATTCTTTGCCGAGCCCGAGTGCTTGCTCGGTTAGTATGGTGTTTATATTGCGTTTGATGTGTTCATCTTTGAGAATGCTGATATACTCATTGATTGGCTCTGAATAACTCAGCTCATTGCCCCATTGGGTAACCGCTGCAATCTGTTGCGGTGTTAGTGATTTGTCTCGTGTAGCGTATTGCCCGAAGGTAACGAATGTAGGCTGCTTGCCGTCCTTCATAATCGCATTAATGAGCTTAAATGTTTTAAGCGCGGTGTCATCTGCGAAGTAATCTTCGATAAGCTGCGGCGCGATTTCCTTGTAGTTATCATCGCCGTTAAGGCAAAGGAACATTAGGGCTTGTTCGATTTTAGGGATTGAGGTCATGCGGTAAAGTGTGGGCGGTGGTTAGCCGCCCGTTGTTTTATAAGCTATCACAAAAATTAACAAATTCACTTTCAGGCAAACGCTCCATTAAAATATCAAGGGCAACATCCATAACTATTGAAGCTGCATTTGAAAAATCGTTTGCTAATTTCTTAACCTCAACAATTAAATCGTTAGTTGATAAGGTTTCCATTTTTGCTGTTGCTGTTGCTTTGAATTGTTCAGTTGTCATTGTGTAAGTGTTTGATTGTTTAACAGCACAAATATAAAACCTTATTTTGAATCTGCAACACTTTATCTAAAATAAATTAAAATATTTTATTCCATCTTAACGCCCATCGAGGCGCGTGTCTTTGTTGGTGCTGTGTTTGCTGGTTGTTTAGAGTTGTTTTTATTAAGTTCATATAAGCCAGTCCATCCGTTTGCGATAGCCAACTCAAGTC